TACCTACCTGAAGGGCTTCTCTGACCAGTCCTTCAACTTTGTCATAAGATTCAAAATCACCCTCTGTGATAATTTTTTGAGCCCTATCCATAGCCTTTTGAAGCTCTTGTTGTTTACAGAACTTTAAGGCTTTTTCTTGTACAAAAACCGTCCCTTCAAATGGTGCGTCTTTGATTTGCTTAAGAGTATCCAAGACAATCTTTGCAACCAATTCCTGTGTGATTTCAGACTTAACAATCTGCTCCAAAGTATCAAAGTTAGGACAAGATTCATATTTTGAATGATACTCCTTAATCATCTGTAAGATGATTTTAAAGTACTTGTTGTCAAAATAAGAACTCTCAATCACATCAATAATTGATGATGCGAAATCTTTGTCCTCTATGATTTGGTTAATTAATTGTATTTGGAATGTATTCCCTAAGTAATCAAAATTTTTATTCATATCTTCTTTTCTATCCCCCTTGTATTATTAAATAGTTACTTACTCAAATCAAATTCCAAATATTTGTAACTTAATTTGTTATTTGAAAAAATGTCAGTTAACTCTCTTAAGACATCTTTCAAAAATGGTCGTACGTCAACCGTATAACGAACTTTTGGTGGATATCTTTTTCCGTCAAAAACTCTATGACAAATTGTCTGTTCCCCAACCTTTACAAAAAGGTTAAAAACTTCAGGTCCGTCAGTGAACGATGTGTTCATAATTGAAGCGTCATGCTCAATGGCATCTCTGTTGTCCATCATGTAAACAACCGTCTTCATTTTCAAATAATAATGCAGTTCTTCACTCAAAGATTTCATGAATTCATATAACTCCAAAGAGTTCTTCGCCTTAGGATTATAGTTCCTAACATTAAAGAATCTCTGTACAACGATGTTGTCGTTAAGAGTCAAAAGGAATTCCATTTTGGTGCTGTCCATTTCTTTCATAATTTTAATTTTTGTTTGTGTTTCGTTTTTCTTTTCTAGTAAGTTTCATAAATGGTTTTAGGAAGTTTACCCAAGCCTCATCATTCTTAGGTAGGTAATTAAAAAGACCGTCTTCCATCATCAGTCTCATTAAATTCTTATATCCTCTGTCGGTGGGGTCTATTGTGTCGGTGTGGATTTGTTCTACAAGTTGTTTTCCTTCATTAGTTATCAGAGGGCTATGAAGGTCAACGATTTTAGAGTTTATTGTGTAGAACTCTTCTCCAAGTATACCACTTTTTGTCTTCCCAGTCAAAATATTTGACAAGCTTTTGATGGGTTTCTTTTGCGGGATATTTCGTGCAATATCCAACAATTCTTGGACAGTGCATGTTTTTTCCTGCATTTGTGGGAATAATTTAACAAGGGTTTTTTCACCTAATCCCTCAATACCTTCAATGTTGTCTGATTTATCTCCCGTGAAGATTTTACACACGGTTACATTCTGATGAGGAATGTCCACCTTGTTAATAGAAATCTTGTCACCGTTTTTGAAATACTGTTTGTGTACTGGAGAATAAATTGTAACCCATTCAGATATGAGTTGGGTGAGGTCTTTATCACCTGAGAATATAATAATGTTTTCTTGTGTTGCAATTTTACAGTAGTAAGCAATTAAGTCATCGGCTTCATTATTCGCCATTTCAACCTGTCGCACGAATACCTCCTCCAAATACGTCTTAACTCTCGCCTTTTGTTGCAAGTATGATTCGTATTTGTAATCATTCATATCCTGTCTTCGGTTTCCCTTATACAACGGATAAATATTTTTTCTTATTGAGGAATTGGAATCTCCGTCCCAAAAAACTACGACTTTGTCGTGGTTGTGTTCATCCAAGAATCGGCGAAGAGTATTAATAAAATGATAAACACCCCCAACGTGAGCCCCATCATTATAAAGTTCTTTAACGCCGTGAAAGCCAATCTTAAAAAGGTTATCACCATCTACCAATAAAGTTTTAGACACATTGTTTATTTAAAGGGTTACTAATCTTCTCTCTCTTCTTTTAAATCAAAATCACCATCCGTACCGATAATATCTTTCCAATATTCAGCATATTCTTTTTTGTATTTCTCAATAGAAGCTTTTTCTTCTGTTGATTCCTTACCTGCTAAGAACCCGTGTGGTGTAACAATAATTCTACCATCATCAAATCCTAAACCATTGATGTGGTTCTTTAATACAGATACCTTACTTCTAACCGCAAACTTAACAGAACGTTTGTCTTTAGTTGCAGTAATCTTTGTTGTACCAGCACCTTTTTGATTACCGAATAAGAATACCAATGATGAGTTCAACCATACAGCGTTTCCACCTTTAGCCATAATCTTTGGTTGTCCAAATGGATTATCAGGTAATTCAACCCAAGGTTGATTGATAATTATCAAAGTGTTTTCCCATTTAGAGTCAGCCTTTCTTGAACCTGAAATTCTTTGGTTAATACCCATACCAATCTTATCTGACAAAACAGAAGCATTGTGTTGTTTACCTCCCTTACCGTCATAGGTCATCTTACATGGTACAGAACCCACTGAGTCCCATATAAAGCATAAGCTTGGTGATTGTACTCCGTCTTCATCTTCGTAGTCTAATTCACCCTTTTCTTGAGCATCTAACAATGAGTTGATGTAATCAGTGATTTGTTCAATATAGCTGAAGTTGTTATTGAAGATGAAAAATCCTCCCCAATCCAGTTCTCCTGTTTCTTCATCAACAATCTCTTCACATTCAAAACCCATAAGTTTTGCGTGCTCAAAAGACCATTTCTGTTCCGTGATGACGAACACAGGTAATATCTTCTTCTTTTGACAATCAACTGCCGCCTTGATTGCTGCCGTTGTTTTACCTGTATCTGAGTGACCCAAAAACATATTTAAGTGTCCAACTGCCGGTCCAGGAAGACCAACCGCATCCAAGAAATCTCCACCTAAGTCAAGAAATCTTTGAGGCTTATATTTTGCGGAAGTTGAAAACTTCTCTTTTACTTTGTTAAAGTTATTTTTCTTGATTGCCATTTTCTTTTCTTTTGATGTTAGGTAATTTATTTGTTTTGTTTCGGTTGTAGAACATTTTGTCCTCTTCATAAAGTGTACCGATTTCATCTTTATGAAAGGTAATTAACGAGAGAGGTAACTCACCTTCTTTACTATCTTCTCTCAACATACCAAATAAAACGGTATCACCTATTTGTTTATTTCTACCTGAGAAATAATTCTTGTCTTTTAATTGACTTAATATTTCATAAGATAACATCTTGTTATCTCGTGATTGTAATTCAATCTCTTCTTTGAATGTCATATAAAAAAAATAAGGGTGGCTTTCACCACCCTTGGTTATAAAATTAGAACGGTAAATCCGAATCTACGTCAGCGTCAGCCTGTGGGTCTTCAACTTTCTTTGATGAAGATTTTGAACCTCCGATAGTTTCTTCAGACACAGTTGCATCTCCGTAAACATATCCACCTTTTTCACTATCCCATTTTGGAGTTTCTCCTCTTGCAATTGCTTCAAGATATTCTACAGGTTTTTTAGAATAAACATCGTTCCATGTTAACTCGTCATTAATCCAAGCATCTGCTTGTTCTTTTTCTGCGTGAACAGGGCCTTGGTCTTCATACATAATTGCAGATACAGTTGTGTATTCTTTTCCTTTCGGAGTTTTTGACTTAGCCAATTCAATGATAAGGTCACGACCAACTGTTGGGTCAGTGATATCACCTTTGTTTCTCCAAATTGGAATGATTTTGTCCAAGATACCTTCGTTCTTGTAATTGTGTTTGAATCTCCAAAACTTTGGTCCGTCTTGTTCATTGTCTCTATCAATAACCTTCACGATATAAAACTTACGTGATTTGTATTGTTTTGCCAATTCTTTGTCGGATTCTTTTCCTGTTGACATCAACTCTTCGTAAACCTCATTCAAAGGTGAACGTTCGTTGTTATTTTTTGCTGGGTCATAGAACTTTTGCCATTGACCACCTACTTGGATTTCATGATACCAAGCTTCTTTGAATGGTGAAGAACCATCTGGTGTAGGGAGGATTCTAATCTTCCTTTGACCTGATTTCTCTTTATCCCCAAGGATTAAAGCGAAATACTTTTTCATTCTTTCGTCTTGCGACATTTTTGATTGGGCCCCGCCCCCAAATTGATTTTTTTCATACTGTGCCAATACGGCGTCTAATGCATTACTCATTTTAAAGTGTTTTATTGTTTATTAAATATAATTGGGAAATCCCTATATGTCAAATTAAAAAGGGACTTTTCAGTCCCCTTTTTTATCTTTTAAATTCGTTGTCGTAACTATCCCCACCACCTGGTTGGAATGAACCTTTAATATCACTTGTGTTGATATCTTCAACCTCATCTGAAGTTAATACATATTCATGTTTACCAGTCTTTTCCATATCTTCTTGTTTGTCATCAAAGAATGTAGAAAGTTTTTGATTAAACGGATATGAATCCAAAGTTCTTAATTCCAATCTTTCTTGTGGAGTTTTTTCTCTGTATTTCTCTATTTTACTTTCAAGAGAATTCAACTTGTTCATAATAGAATCCATTTCACCTAATTTAGATTCTAAGTTTGAAAGTTGACTGAATAAATTTTCAAAATATTCTTCTTGTTTCGTTTCAATATTCTTTTGTGAATCTACCAAATCAGTGATATCTAATTCTTCGGTACCACTACCTTCACCTTTCTCTTCAGAATTTCCTTCATCGTCAATCTTCTCAACGTCAGGGTCATTCTCAATATCAATTGGTTGAGGTGTTTCTGGTGCTGGAGGTGGTGTTCCTTCAGCTGGCGCTGGTGGAGGTGGTGCTCCCGCTCCTACTTCACCAGGTGCTGGTGCTAATGCTCCTAAATCTGGTGGTGGAGGTGCTGCCGCTTGCTCCAAGATATAGTTATTAATCTTTCTATATCTTTCAATCTCGCTTATAATTTTTTTGTCTAAACTCATTGTTTTATCCGTTTAATAATGTTTTAACTCCTCTTGAAGTTTCAACTCTAACTTTTCTGTTTATTGTTGTTTGGTATCCCGCTCTTTCAATAAGACCGTCTCTTTCTCTAACGGTGTAACAATCGCCTGTGTCTAAGTCACAAACTTGTTTTGTTCCATCTCCGTTATCTTCCTCAGAATATCTTACTGATTTTCCAAGGTAATTATCTAATGCTGATTT